AATGGAATCAAGGTATCCAATGATATATGTGATATATTTGACATAAGAGTAAAGAAACATATATCGAATGGTAAATTGTATTCACAATACAATCTATGGACAACAACAGGTCGTCCAAGTAATTCATTTGGTTCAGTTAACTTTGCAGCTCTACCACCTGAGAAGAGAAAAGGGTTTGTGGCTGAAAATGATTCATTGATAGAATTTGACTTTGATGCATATCACTTGAGGTTAATCGCTGACTTGGTTGATTATGATTTTGGTAAAGATTCAGTACATCAACACCTTGCAGATTTCTATGGTTCAACATATGAAGAATCTAAACAAATATCATTTAAACTACTTTATGGGGGAATAACAAAGGAAATTAGAGAAAAAGTCCCTTTTTTCGATAAAGTACATAATTATATAAATAAGAAGTGGAATGAAATAAATACTCATAATCTTGTTTATACTGATATTTATAGACGGAAACTATTATTTAAGAACTATGAAGATATGAATAGAAATAAAGTTTTTAACTATTTAATTCAGGCTTATGAGACAGAATCAAATATTAAGAAGATTTTATTAATTCAAGACTATTTATTAGGGAAGAAGACAAAATTGGTTTTATATGGATACGATAGTTTCCTATTTGACTTTTCAAACCAAGATGGAGTGGAAACTTTGAGAGAAATAAAATCAATTTTAGAAGAAAACAAACATTACACCAAATCCAAAATGGGTTTAAATTATGGTGAAATG